GCGACCCTGCGCCTCCGCCTGGCGCTCCTGCTCGTGCCGGGTCTCCTCGGCCGCCTTCTTCTCTTCCTTCGCCTTCTCCTCGCGCCCCTTCATCTGCTTCTCGTACTCGATGGCCTGCCGGATTGCCTCGGCCTCCTCCTTCTTCCCGGCGGTCAACAGGTCCTGGATCAGCTTCGCGCGCTCCTTCGTCTTCAGCTGTTCGGCGGTCAGCGTCATGACCTCGAACTCGCGCCGCGCCTGCTCCTCAAGCCGCTTCGTGAGCTCCTTCTGCGCGTCGGTCGCCCGGCGCTGCAGTTCGGCGATCGCCTCAGCGTCGCGCTTGGAGCGTGCGGCAGACGCCTCAGCCGCCTGATCTTCCACCTCGCGGGCCCGGCGTCGCGTCTCCGCGTCCTGCTTCTTCGTTTCGAGGGCCCCGAACTCCGGCCCCTTCTCGCCGGCCTTCCGACTCGCGATCCGGTTCTCGACGCCGCGCCGTTCCGCCTCGGTCCGCGCGTTGATCAGATCGATCTCGTCCCGGAGCTGCTGTAGCTCCTTCGCCTTCTGCTCGGCTGCATCCGTCGCCCGCTGCGCCGCCTCGCGCGCGCTCGCGGCCGCCTTCTCCTGCTCCGCACGCAACTTCTCCTGTTCCTTCCGCGTCTCCTCGGACCGGGATCCGAGCAGCGCGATCGCCCCCGTGACCACGCCGATCCCGAGCCCGATCAGCCCGCCCCCCGCGAACCCCGAGACCATCCCCGAGAGCAACCCGCCGACCTTGCCCGACGTCGCCCCCGCGACGTCCCCGAGCTGGAGGAGGCCGACCGAGGCCTCCCGCGCGCCCTTGCCCACGATGCCGAGCGACACGCCCCCGCGGCGCCCGAGGTCGTCCATCGCGCGCGAGCCACGGCGGCTCGTCTCCTCGGCCGCGACGCCCACCTGCCGGGTCGCGGCCGCCGCACGCCGCATCCCCTGCTCGAGGTTTGAGACCTCGGCGGTCGCGGTCGTCCGAAGGTTGCGCAGCGTCCCCGACACGGGTCAGTCCTCGGCATCCGGGGCCGGCCCCTGCTTCGGGTGCAGGAAGAGCGCCTCCATCCGACGACCGGCCTCGGCCTCGATCGCGGCGATGGCGGCTTCCTTCGCCTCGTCAAACCCTGCCCGCATGTAGGACCGCGGCGGGATGAACGCCCGCACCTCGCTCCCCGGGGTGGCGCCCTTCTTCCCGCGCGCGAGGTGGCCGAGCTCGACGTGGGCGGGATAGAACCACTCCTTCGCCCCAGCCTTCGTGCGCTTGGGCAGCCGATCCTTGTCCACGAACACGGAGAGGCCGATCCGCCCGCGGCTGCGCTGGCCTGCGCGCAGCTTGATCGCGCCGCGGAGCGCCCCCGTGTCGACCGGGACCTTCGCGATGATGGCCCGGTGGATCAGCTTCATCCCGGCCCGGAGCGCCGGACGCAGGACCTTCTTCTGGGCCCCGAGTGCGAGCGCGTTGAACGCCGCCTCGAGCTCCTTGTCTCCGAAGACCGTCAGTTGGAGAGAGCGGAAGGTGCTCACGTCAGCCTCTCCGGTTCGTGTTCACGCGGTCGGCGAAAGAGAGCAACCGCTGCCAGGAGACCTCGGGGTCGTCGCCGACCGCCGGGGACGACTTCCTCGGGGGCGGTCGCACGGGATCGCGCGGCTCGTCGAGGACGCGGAAGTAGGCGGCCCACTCCGAGACCTCCTTCGAGGTGAGCTGTTCGAGGAGGAGCCGCGGGGCGGCTACCCCGAGCTCGCGGCAGAGCCTGTAGAGGAAGCGCCTCCAGGGATCGCGACGGATTTTCCCAGGAGGCCCGAGACCTCCTCCTCGGACACGGCGGAGAGACGGTCGACCACGCGGTAGCAGCGATCGAGCGGCCGAGCGTCGTGCCCTGCCAACGCCTCGACGTCACCGAGCGTGAAGATCGGTTGCCCCTCGCCGTCGCGGGCCGCGCGTACGACCGCGCGCGCGTGGAGACGGCGCTTGCCCGAGCCGGGCGCGAAGTCCTCGGCCACGGCGAGCTCGGTGCTCTCCTCTTCGAGCGCGTCGCGCTGGTCACCCGAGAGCGGGTGGATCCAGACGACGACGTCCTCGCCCCACTCGGGGCAGGGAACGGGGACGGGGGCGAGCCCCTTCGAGGCGAGGATCTTCGAACGCAGGTCGTTGCTCATGGTCAGGCCGCCTTCACGACGTTGAGGATCCCCGTGAACTTGACCGTCAACGTGGCGGTCATTTTGGCCCCCAGGTTCATCTCTGCGCTCCACTCCTGGAGCCACCCCTGGCCCACGAGCCGCGCCGCGGTCACGACTCCCTTGGGTCGTCGGTACGTGACCTCGATCTCCTCGGGGTCGTCGGGGTCGGTGCGCTTCGGGGGGTTGCTGGGGTCGTAGTGCACCTGGAGCTGGAGCTGCCCCGGGTCTTCGAGGGGATCGACGATGAACGTCTTGCCCCCGATCTCGCCGTCCTGAGGCTCGGGCGTCCCCATGTGGCTCGTCTCGATCAGCGCCCGGGCGATGCCCGAGTGCGAGACGGAGAGGATGTCGGCCTCGAACCCACTCTTGCCGAAGGCGAGTTTCAGGCCATTGGCGACGCTGACGAACTTGTTGCTCATGGGGTTACCTCACGGGCTCGCGGGAGTGCCACACCTCGAAGTCAAGCCGCCGAACGAAGAGCCTCCGCTCGCTCCCGTCGTTCGCCGCCTCGACGTCGTCGGCCTCCTCGGGGGAGGAGATCTCGACGTCCTCGGTTCCCATGGGACCCGAGTAGCGGGAGAGGCAGGCCCGCAAGACGTCTGCGACGGCGTTGCGCTCACGGCTCGAGCCCGCGATGACGGTGAACTGGTAGGTCGGGCTCCCGATCGCGGCCTCGCCCCCGAGGTGGTCATGGGCCGCGTTGCCCAGGCGTGTCCGCACGACGTAGGGCGTCTTGGCGGAAGTCGGGCCATAGTCGGGGTAGAGGCGGTCGCCAACCAGCCGCGCAAGGCCCGCGTCGGCGAGGCAGTGGTCCTGAAGGGCCTCGTCGAGGAGGTAGCCGTACACGGACGACGTCTGGGAGTACCCGGCCGATGCCCCCGAGCTCACGGGCGCCTGCATGAACCCGCCTGCCGTCGCCGACACCGTCGCGCTCCACGCGCCCGCCTGGCCGAGCTCGTCGATGAAGCGGGCGCGGAAGTACACGGGCTGCTCAAGCGTCACGCCGCCGCGGCGGACCTCGATGGTGGCGCCGTCGGGAAGCCCGTCGAGCCGACGACGACGCAGCCCCGAGGTGAACGCATCGTTAAGCGCCGAGTCCCACTCGACGGTGCGCGCGACGTTGACCACGGCGTCCCACCGAGCCGACGCGCCGAGGTCGCTGTCGTCGGGCTTGGGCGAGCTCCACGCGGCGCCGTTCGCGGGGGCGGGGAGCGTCCACAGGCCGCCGTCGAGCGCGTAGAAGCCGAGCAGCCGGATCTTGCTCGTGCCGCTCGCGTGCCCTCCGACGTAGAGATACCCGTCCGTCCCGCCGAGCTGGTCGGCGAACGTCGCGAGCGTCTCCCACTTGGGCACGCCCCGCGTCCCCGTGAACCCGTCAGGGATCCACACGAACACGGTGATCGTGGACCCGACGCGCCGGAGCCTGGCCGCGCCGTTCACCGGGCGGCGGTACGGGTTCTGGACGGTCGCGCCGTGCACCGTGTACGCGAAACCGCTGCCGGGCTCTGACCGGACGTAGGGGACGAACACGATGGCGTTGCGCGAGTTGGCGCGGTTGAGGTCCCCGAACTGGACACCGTAGTAGAACTGGTCGCCGGTCGTGCCGAGCACGAACGCGCCGACCACGGCCACGTCGAAGTCGCCCGAGACGGGGACGCGCAGGCCGCCGACGAGCTGGTAGGCGCCCCAGTCGCCCTGCGGTGCCGTGACGAGCGCGCAGCCCTCGCCCGCCTCGTCCTCCTCGATGACCGACGCGCAGTGGACGACACTCCACTGCGCCGCGAGGCTCCCGTTGTTGAAGAGGTCGGTCGGCGGGTTCACGCCGGGACTTCCTCGGCGAGCACCACCGTCTCGTCCGCGTCCTCGTCGGTCGTGAGGACGGAGTGGACGTGGAGCGCCCGTCCCTCCCCAAAGACGAGGCGATCGCGCGCCTGAAGGGTCGGGTGGTATCGCAGCGTCACGCGGTGCGTGACCCGGGGCTCCTGGCGTTGGGCCAGCTCGAGCTTGCGGCCCGAGAGGGGTTCGATGTGACCCCAGGCGACGTCGTGGGGATCCCAGGTGGTGACGATGCCCCCGTCGAGCTCGCGGGTTTCGACGGCGACCTCGTGGACGAGCCGGTGGCGAAGCTGGCCGAGTTGGAGCATCAGGGCACGGCGTGGCCGCTGGCGTACGGGCCCCCGGGGACGAGGTCGATGCCGCCGTCGCCGTCCCCGACGCCGAGGATCGTCGCGTGCCAGCCCGTGGCGAGGTCCGCCGCCGGGGCGATCCCGCCGGCCGTGGCCGAGGCGACGTAGATCGTCCCCTTGGCGGGCGCCGCACCCGCACCGAGGATCACCTTCCCGGCCTTCTGGTAGCGGATCGGCTGGTTCGCGAGCGCCCCGTGGAGCGAGACCCCACGGGCCTTGGCGGCGGCGAGGGAGAGGTTGCTATCGGCGAGCTTGATGCGGCCGTCGCTCGCATCCTCGTAGACGGGCTGCCCAGCAGTGACGCTGGCCCCCGCGACGCCCGTGCCTTCGACGGCCCCGGCGCCAGCCTTCACCTGCGATGCCGTGATAACCAAGTCAGCCACAGGTCACCTCCACGAACGGGGAAGAAGGGAGCAGGCGTGCGCGTGCCCGTGTGGCGGACCCCTCGTCGACGTACACCGCCGACGTCTCCAGCGGGGACTCCCCACGGATCGCCT